ACTTAAATTATCAGTATAGTTGTATAAGAAACTTGAACTTTGTGCTGAATAAAGTGAGTTAAATACTGGATAAGCAAATCCTAGCTTATTTATGCTAATAGCTCTTGGTCCTTGTAAGTTACGATACAAACTTGAACTTATTGAAAGAGAATCAGGAAATAGTACTGTATTTCCAGCAGTTCCTCCAATAGTAAATTGTGGATTACTACCTGTAATTGTTGTAGTGCCAGTAAATACTGAATCACCTATAACTGCCAAATCTGTTGCTGCTGAACCTGATATAGTTAGTGAACCAGTAATGGTTGTATTACCACTTACCTCTAATGGTCTCAATAATTGTACTTGACCACTACCATAAGAACTATATGGTTGTAGTTTAATTGCATTGGAATAAAGAGATGTGTTTGGGTTGAAGTCTCTTATATACCCACCATTAGCATCTACGAATAATCCAATAGTTCCTTCCGCATTTTCTACCGTTATTTGTTGTTGTTGTGTTCCATTGAAACCACTACAAGCTATACTACCACCGAATACAACCGATTGAACACTTGCACTATCAATAATGATTTGTCCTTGTGTAATGGTATTACTAATGCTAGGGGTTGAACCAGTCACTTGTATTCCACCATTTACTATCAAATCATTAGTTGCTGAACCTGATATTAAAAGAGAACCAGTGATTACTGCATTACCAGTAAATGGAAATGCACTACCTCCTCCACCAAATGAAGAAGTTGCAACGGTAGTTGTTCTACCTGCTGCATCACCTACCCATACATAACCTTGTTGTAGGGATGATGTGAATGTTCCAGTTGTAGATAACGAACCTGAAACATCTAATCGTTTAAGAGCAGTTATTCTACCATCAGTATAGTTTGTTTTATTTTGGAAACCGAATACTCCTTCGTAAGTATCTCCAGGAGTGTTATTTACATATATGATAGGTCCATTACCCCAGTTAGTAGTCCATGCTGCACCATCAAGTGCTAAACCTATTTCAGTTGCATCAGATACTTTATATATACCTATATTACTACCAAATGAATTACCGAAATACTGTACACTTGTACCATTTGTATTTGATAATCCTAATGCAGCTGAACTTGATATAAATACAGAGCCAGTGATTGTTTGATTACCTATGAATGTATTAGAGCCAGTAATTGCAACTCCTACAGGTGCTAGTCCTGCAAATGAGGATGTTGCAACAGTTATAGTTCTACCTGCTGCATTACCTACCCAAACATACCCTTGTTGTAGGGATGCCGTTAAATTATTTGCTACTCTTAAATCACCTCCGTTTATTTGAGCACCTTGTGATGCAGTAAAAGGAGCATTGATTGTAGTTTTACCCTCTGATTGAATTCCACCAAAGAATGTATTTAACCAAGTTCCTCCTTGATTATCAATCAACCATAATTGCTGGTCAGCTGAACCTGTAATATGGAAATCAAAAGTATTACCATTATTAGAAACACCCAATCTTAAAATATCACTGCCACCTGGTCTGTTTATGTATAAGTGATTATCAGTGGAACCTGATATTCTTATATCGCCTAAAACGGTTTGGTCTCCTCTAAATGTATTAGAACCAGTAGTTGCAAAGGAAGCAGTATTGATTGTTCCACCACTTCCGAAAGAAGATGTTGCTACGGTAGTTGTTTTACCAGTTGAATCTCCAACCCAAACATATCCTTGTTGTAGAGATGCAGTTAAACTTCCATTTAAGTTTAATTCAGTTACATTAAAATTTATACCACTTGCACCTGCTTGGCTAACTTCTAATTTATTACTTATACCACTTTGATTAAATGTAGTATAAATTAGAGGATTACCTTGTTCTTCAATTACTAAAGTATTTTGTATAGTTTGTTGTCCTACAAATGTGTTTGAACCCGTAGTTGCTAATCCTAAAGTTGATATACTTTTGTTTTTCCACAATCCATAAGATGAACTTTCGTATTGTATTAAATCACCTGTTTGAGCATTATTGATTTGAACATTATGTAGTTCGTTTAATTCCCAACCATTGTTAATACTAACATAGATTGAACCATTGTTTTGTTGTGCTCTTAATACCTGTCCTAATACAACAATTTGATTAGGTGCTTGTGGTTGAACTCGTGTGAATTGACCTGATGATGATAAATAAATAACATCACCTGCTGCATATCCTAATGCAGGGTCTGTATTAACACCAACTACCTTTCCTTGAACCACAACTTCAACATCAGTTCCAGTAAGTGCTGCTTGTCTTAATACACCTAAAGTATTTGCTGAAAGTAATTCAGTATTAAAAGATGCAGTATTGAATATAGGGTTATCACCAACTGCAGAAGTTATATGAACTATTGTTCCTATTGGTAATGTAGATGGGTTTCCGTTTCTTGCAGTAATTACTAAATTTCTAGCTATACTTGCCGTTTCTGCAAATGATGCACTTAATGCAAATGAACCAGTTGCAACTTGTATTGTAAATTGAGAACCATCACCTTTTGTAAATGTAATATCATCATTGATTACTGATGCAGTTACTAAAAGTGAGCCTGTATTTATTGTACTTCCACCTCCAAATGAAGATGTAGATACTGTTGTAGTTTTACCACTAGCGTTACCTACCCAAACATATCCTTGCTGCAATGAAGCAGTTAAACTTCCTGATAAGAACAAATCTCCTGCGGTGTTTACTTCAATACCGATAGAATTTCCATATCCATCTTGTAAAGTAGTTAAAGCGGGTGTAGCTACACCATTAGTCCCTAAATGAATTAGAGATTGAAAACTTTGTGAAACATAGAGGTTACTTAAATTACCCATATTTTATTTATTTTTATATGTTTATCCATTTTTGATATTGTTCATTCCACTTACCAGGAATTGTAATCCAAACTTTTCCAGGTGTAATCCATTGAATACATTCTGCACAACTTTCTAATTCTCCTGGAGGTAATACAGGTAAACCAGAAAAGTTTATGTTTGTATTTTCAGTACTATCTATTACAGTATAACATACCAAGTTATCATAAGTAGGTGAATCTCCTGGCTGTTCTACAGATGTAAATGTTTTACCAATTGGGAATGTAGCTTGATTGAGAACTGCAACATATCTTTGTTGTGTGTTACAATCTTCAATTATATATGTTGTAAATTCATCAGGTTTAATTAAAAAAAAAAGACAACGATTTCTATCATTGTGGGTGGTGAGTGTAAACGTGGCCACCCAACCTGCTAAACCATTGTTATACTCTTCTGCAAAAGCAACACAACTTATATCATCGTTTATATCAAACCCTTGAACACCTCTTTGTGTATATGATGTTAAATCATTTATAATTGATAAGGTGTTAGCATGAATATCTACGGTATCATCTACTCCATAAAACGGAATAGTTTGAGCATTTGATGTACCTGTTGATTCATTATCCTTATTCTTAATTTTATCCGCAACAATCAACTGAATGTTATAATTGGTAACACTTGTACCAAAGTTAGATTCAGTAATCAAAATGTTACCCAATGGATATGCAGGAAATTCTCTGGTATCTATCTTTGAAATATCACCTTGTGTTACAACAGCAATAGATGGGTGATTATTCATTATAGTCTTAAAGTAGTTTAGGACATTATAATATAATGAATAATTCGTACCTGTATTATGAATAATTTGACTCATAGTTTATTATAGTTGAATACCTCCAAAATACTGATTACTCTGGTCTGGATATATCTGTGTTTGATTACCAACTGTTTCTAAATACTGTGGAATGTTGTTTGAATAAGAAATCAAATAGTTTTGTAATCTTAAAGCGTAATAATCAGCATTTGTTTGTGCAATTTGTTTAAGATAATCTATTTCCGATTTAGATGGTGCTTCTCCTTGCTCACTTCTTTGTTTTACAGCTCCATTAGATTTGAATTGAACGGAACTGAAAGGAATATACTCCACACATGAATACCACATTAAAGAATTCTTAATGTAATCATCCAATAGGTCTTGATAATAAATACTCAAACCACTAACAGTCCCTGCTACGATTTGTGCTTGTAAATAATCAAACAGAACCGTACCCAATAAGTTTTTTAAGTACTTATCTTGTGCCACTCTTACAAATGGTAATAAAGCATCTGCATCTATTGCACCTTGTAATGGTGTATTCTTTATAATATCGTTTCTTGTAATGAAAAGTGCGTAAGCCATATCTTTATATTAGTTATATTCTTTTGAGAAAAATGCTGAATTAGTTCCTACACTTCTAATAAAGTTTATATCACTCATTTCTTCAGCTTTGTTTGGTAATGGTTCAAATGAGGTTTCATCTTCACTATCTTCAACAGTTGCAGGATTTTCCATTGATTCATTTACATCTTGTTCTACTTCTGCTACACTCTGACCTGTTTCTTCAGCAGTTTGTGAAAGGATTACCAATGGAGTTAATTGTTCAAAATACAATTCTATTTCATCACCATATCCACCTTCAGTTAATGCCATATCTAATGAGTTTAGAATTAGATTTTGGAATGGAGATATTGTCATAGTTTGAAGAATACTAAATGCAGTTTTCATTTCTTCTGATTGAGAAGAGAAACCATTAGCTTCTGTTCTGATACCAAACAATAATGGAGATGTTACTCTATGTGCGACTAGGATTCTATCTTGTGTGTATCTTGCTACATAATCATATTTCTCATGTAGGTTTTCAATACTGATTACATCAATAGTTGGTTTAGTTGTAGGGTCATCATTAAATGATAACATAAATCTACCTGCATTATCCGTACCTGTGAATTTAGCTTGAACTAAATCTTCAATGGTTTGTCTTTCTTCAGGTGCAGGAACTCCATTATTAAAGTTAATCATTACGGCAGGTAAGAAACCATTTGTAATGTTATTATAATGTAGGTTACTTATCTCACCTTCAGATATACTGAATTGTAATGCTGATACATAATCAGGTAGTGAATAGTAATATAATCCAGGTGAGTAGTTTTTAATGTAAAGAATTTCCATCTTTTCATTTGATGTTCCAAATGCAGGTATCTTCTTTTTATCTTTAACCTTTCTCTGGTCATTCCAATCAGTACAATAGTAATAGTTCTCTATACGAGGATTATTATATATCTTTTCAGCTCTTAATAATTGGACTGGAGTATGATACATTTTAATTATCTTTGTATGGTCATCATTCCAATATACTTGGTATGCTGCATTACCATATAGTTTCAAATCAAATGTTACTCTTTTAGTTTCTTCTTGTGGAATTAACTTTTGTAAAACGGAATCAAATGCTTCATTTTTAGAATATAATCCTTTACCATATATTAAATCAGCAATACCTTCTATACATGCTGAATTAGTTGTAGATACGTTATACGCAGAAGTAACTGCATCAAAGAAGTCATCGTGTCCGTAAACACCAAAAGGTACGAATGGATACCTTGTCTTTGTATCCTCCGTAATGATTGGAAGTTGATTATTATTTACATTAACGATAGAAAATTTCTGTCCTTGTTTCATATTAGTCCATTATTATGTAGTGATTTTCACTAACATTAGAGATGTATTGTGTATTTTTATTTTCGTAAACTGCTTTATCAATTGATTGTGATGCATACACTTGGATTGAACCATTCCATATTGAGCCAGTTACACCTGTATTAAGTAATGATGCTCTATATTCTCCACCAACTATTGCTCCACTAATATCCATAGAGAATGATACATACGATTCGTATGGTTCATAAGTTAATCCACTAATTGATGCACTAAAATTATATTGAGTAGTCATATCTTGCAGAGCCATACTAAATATAGTACTGCCAGTTGGCTGTGTTCTGAAAGTATATTGATTAGATTGAGATATGTAATATGCTAACATTATCTTATAATTAGGTTATCTATATCTTATAATAACAACGAATTAACTAGAAATAGTTAAAACAAAAAAACCCCTACATTTCTGTAAGGGTTTTAATATATTATGCTATACTGAATTAAGCAGGTGACCCGTAAACTACTGTGAAGTTTTGGGTTAAACCACCTAATGCATTAGTTGTAGTTGAGCCTGATAAGAATACTGCTGGCAATTGTTCCTGACCAGTGAACGTAACTGAATAACCATAAAGGTCACCCAATGCTGCTCCTGTCTGAATTGTACCTGCAGTTACATCTGCTCCTTCTCTTTCACCAACTAATAGTGCATCTCCGTTTTGTGTCCAAACGATGATTTGGGGACGTCCATAAGCCATAAGCTTCAATTGGGTAGTCATTTCGTTTGTTAACTTCTTCAAATTAAGAACTAATTCTTGAGAGAAGAAAGTTGTTCCGTTTTCACGAGATGAATTTACAGTTTCAGTATATGCACTAGTTCCCTTTAATTCATAGTAGTAAAGAGAAGAGCCGGATGGAACTGCTGTGAGTTCTCCGTTTCCGTTTTTAGTGAAAGAACCAGTTGTGTAGTTAATGAAGTAAACTCCTTGAAGTCCACCTACACTTTCCTTACATACTTCGTTTCTTCCAGCTGATATATTACATGGCATATCTTTAGTGTTTTAAGTTTGTTAATAATAGGGGTGAGAATATCCCACCCCTTTTGTTTTTTTATTAGTAAGCTCCGTAGTATACGATATCAGAACCGATACCGAACTGCGTACCTGCGGTGTATCTCATAATTACTCTGTAATTTTGAGAACCATCGATGTTAGCCATGTCCAACACTCTTACTTCGTTGTAATCTGACAACAAGCCAGTCCCAAAGAATAAGTTAGATTTTTGAGCTGCAACTACTTTAGATGCACCCATACCTGGACAATGGAACATTTCAATTCCGTTGAAGTTCAATGGTTTCTCTCCAACATTTAGCATATTATTAAAGCCGTTAGCACCTTGTGCTCCACCTGCTAATGCCTGCTGATAAGCCTTAACTACGTTAGTTGGAACGAACAATGCCAAATCTTGCTTACCATATACAGTTGTAGGGATAGTAGCAACGATGTCATTCAATTTAGCCAATACGTTAGATGCAGTAATAGAACCAGAGATGATAGTTGTACCACCTTCTGCTTTAGCTGAAACTACTGCTCCTGCTCCACCAGCTGCAACAGATGCAGATAATGCAGTTTGGAATCCAGGGAATGAACCATTGGAGTTTGTACCTTGCCAAATTGCAATTTCAGTTGCTTCGGCTACTTGACCACCTACATAAGAGATTAAGAAATCGTTGAAATTCTTTGGAATCTCATCGAATGCAGAAAATCCTAAAGATAGGGCTTCCCAAGAATCTACGAATTCTTGCTTACACAATTCCAAGTTAACCTGAAGTTCCTTTGGAGTTAATACTTGCTCTGATAATGCTACAGAACCTGATGTTACGAAATCACAAGATGCGTCCTGGATAATACCAGATACATCTAATTTTTGGATTACGCTTTTGTACTTCACATTTGGCATAATAGTTACATACTTCTTATCCAAAGTGTTTGCACTTAACAACGCCGCTGCGATGAATCCTGAAGCAGCTTCACCTGAATAGGTAGAAGTTACTGTAGGAAGTGCGAAATTTTGTCTTGCTTTCATTTCCTTTGTTTTTTTAATGAATTAATTTTTTTATTTATATAATTTAGATAAGAAAGATGATTGTGAATTTTTCACTTTCTTACCATAATTTTTAGAGTTTGCTTGAGCTGCGAATCTAACACCTTCTTCAACAGGTGCTCCATCTAATTTAGGAAGTTCCATTTCTTCAATATCATCTTCCTTCTTAATATCAGCTTCTTTATCTACCACTTCTTCTTTTACTTTCTCCATAGCCTGCATCTTCTTCTCCATCTCTTCAATACGATAAGCTAATTTAGCAACCATATCTTTCAATTCGATTTCGATAGATGGTTCTTCTTTATCAGTATCTTCTGGTAGAGGAGCAACTTCTTCAGTTTCTTCTTCCATCTTTACTGAATTTTTTTCCTCTCCAACGATTTCTGATGCAGGAATATCACCTGATGCTTGTGGTATATCTTCAACTTTAACATCTTCCAATTCTACATTTTCTCTTTCAACGATAACTCCATCTTTAGTTATAACTTTGATAAGGGTTTCGTTTCCTTCAGTATCTTTCAAAGATAATTCATGCTCACCATCTGGTGCTTTTGCTTTAGTTCCATCTTCTGAAACTACTTCTAATGGTTCACCCACATCGAAAGTAGGAGATTCTACGATTGTACCATCGGCCAATTTAGCGTAAGTTAGTGCTACTTCATCTTTTGATAAAAGAGCCATTATCTTACTTAATACAGTTTTTGAATTCATAAGTGTTTAGTTTATATTGTTATTAACAATTGTAAATTTATTTATAGTTATTTTTTTTATGTAATATACCTACATGCTAGCACGCCTCTACTATCCGAATGATTTCCTGTTGATTTAGTTGCTGTTGCAACATCAACAATCCAATTCTGATTTCCAGGATTTGCTACAAATGCAGATGATGCATGGTAGGTTGCTCCTGTTAAACTATATGGTATAAATGCTTTGTTAATTAAAACTAATTGTAGTTCATCAGCTGATGGCATAAACCAATCAGTAAATCCATCATTAGTATAATTCCAACACGTTCCTATACCATCTGTAGTGTATCCTGCAGCAAATGCTGCCTGTGTATTTGTAAATCCTTTACCATACGCTATATCAGTTGGCGTAACAACACCACCAATTGAAGGCCATGTCATTGCACCACTTATTTCAACAGGTGCAATAATTAATCCCTGTTGATTAGGATAATTACCAGTTAAATAAATTACATATCCACCCTGATAGTATAATCCTAAACTTAACAGTCTACCCGTTGCACCTCCGCTTGTATTAAATCCAAATGGTTGTATTAACATATTATGCGTTTGTCATAGTTTTAACAGATGCCAAATAAACTTTATTTGAAGCAAATGAACTAAAGGTTAATATATCAGTTCCAGCTGCATTAGTAGGAACATAGAATGATGCAGATGGTTGGAAAACATTTGTTGAGAATGATGCCGTTGCTGCAGCTCCTGCGGTTGTTATTTCTAACATTGCTGATTGACCTGCTGAAACATTTTGTACATTGATATGAGTATTTGCAGATGCAGGTAATGTAAGAGTAAAGAAATTACCTTTACTTAAATCTATCGAAGCAGTTGATGAAACAATACTTGCGGATACTACATTAGAATATACAGAGCCAGTTAGTGTTAGTGAACCTGATATAGTTGCCGAACCACTAATTACTGCTCCACCTACAACTGTCAAATCTACTGCTGCTGAACTTGATATACTTACTGAACCAGTTACCTGTAATGGTCTCAATATCTGAACTTGACCACTACCATAATCACTATATGGTTGGAATTTAATTGCTTTGGAATAACCAGTATTAGGGTCATAATCACCTATATATGAACCAGTACCATCTATACTTAATTGAATAGTTCCTTCAGCATTCTCTAAAACTATTTCTTGAAATTGTGTCCCACCAAGATTACTATATACTGCATTTCCTGCAGTCATAATTGTTATTCCACTACCACTATCAATACGAACTGAACCTGATGAAATTGTAGTTCTATTTCCTCCAACAGAACCAGTTACAAATATATTACCTATAACTGTTACATCATTTACTTGGGAACCTGATACTAAAAGGGAACCAGTGATTACTGCATTACCAGTAATGTTTTGATTACCTACGAAGGTATTAGAACCCGTAGTTGCAAATGAACCTGTTATGCTTTCAATTGATGATAATCTTGCATTAGTAGATGCGGTATATAAATTAACTGATTGTGTATATTGAGCAAATTCTGCTTCTGATACAAATCCTGCATCTAATGAAGATGAAAAACTCAACAACTGTGAAATAGATGCCGTAGCAGATAGATTGAAACTATTCTGTGATGCAGTTAACTGATTTAATGAATCAATTGATACTTTAGCAGATGCAGTAAATGCGTTAGTAGATGCCGTATATGCATTAAAAGATGCAGATGGTGTATTACTTGTATCAGTTAATACGGTAATAGATGCTATAGCTCCATCTACATTCGGTATAATACTTGCTGATACAAATCCGTTAAAGAAGAATCTAGTTGATGTTCCTATACTTGCACCATTAACTATAATTTGATTTATAGATGAACTCCATGCATTTAATGAAGAAGTTGTAGATTCTAAATTATTTAATCTACCTGTTGCAGATTGAGTGAATGTATTAACACCACTATTAACTGATAATTGAGATGCAGTAAAAGAATTAAGTGCAGTAAAGGATGGTTGTTGTGATGAAGTAAATACTTCCAACGCATCTATTTGTTGATTCCAACTTGCTGAATCCGCAGTATATTCGATTTGATTTACTGTAGAATCAATCACATCAACATTAAATGCTCTTAAATCAGATGGAGTAATACTTCCATTATTGTTATTTGGAAATGATTGATTATTCTCTACTATTAATGCCTGCTTTGATATTTGTGCCATGTCTATGTTTTTATTTATTCTAATACAATTTCAAAACCATCAGAGTATCCATCAGAGAATGCTCCACCACCTGTTCTATTAGGTGATTGTATTACACCTATACCTTGCTCCATCAAATGTCCTTTGCAACATCTAACATCGTATGTATCACTATCCAAACATAAACATGCTCTTCTACTGTTTTTAGGTGATGATAAACCTAAAGTAGGTCCTAAATAAACTCCTGACTGATTCTCTCTATTAACAGAATATCGGAGGTTTCCATTACGTGAATTAGACCATTTCCCCATTATATGATTTCGTTTTATATAATAACACCAAATAGATTAAAAGTGATTACTTCTTAATTGTTTTAATCATCTCATTATGTATCAGAGTTTCTAATTGTACTTTATCTGCTTTATATGCTAGATATAATAAACACTTCTCTAATGGTTGCTCTACTACTTCATCGATTTTAAGGATATTCCCTTCTGCCAATTCAATAATGGTTGCATAATTTGACCACTTCTTGCTAAAATTTGCTTGATGTTGAGAGGAAGCTCCTCCTCCTTCAAATAATTCAGGGTAAAATTCAGTAAGTCTATTTGTAAATTTAATAAAAAAAAAAGTGCTCCAAAGTGTACATCCATAGGGACATCCAACCATTTTTCGAAATCATCATCTCCTCTGTATGTTTCGATTGAATACATATCACCTTTTTTATGTTTAACTGGTCTATATAATATATTCATTATCTTTGCCCAATTCTCATCCATCTCTATTGTTTTGAATTTAGTTATATCAGAATACGCACCGTATGTCATATTAGACAAGTTTGGTTCAAATCCGTATTCTATACCATCGATAGTTACAAATCGTTTAAGAGGCAAATCTACATTACCTAAAAAGTTATTTAACTCATCTCTTATTGTATTATAAGTATCAACAGGTAATGATTTAAGATATGAGGCATCTAATCCACATAAATGATATATCATAACTGCACCAATTGCTTCATCATTATCTTTGTAGTTATTTATATCCTTTTGTAAATCTAACCACTTCTTTAGTGAAATATCTCCGTATGAAGTAGGTATTTTAATTTCTATTTCCTTTACCATATATTGTTTTGTTTTAATACTAATAATAACTTCTTTACTTTTGCTTCTTCGTTATCTAATTTAGCTTGCATTAGTATAATGCCAGAACGAAGGTCCTCATTTGTTTGTTGTAACTCTTTTGCAAACAGAATCAAATCTCTGATTTCTTCTGCACTCCACATTTGTTCTTTATCTAAAACTAATGACATATTTTCCTTTGGTTTGTGCTTTCTGTGTTAACTTCATCATTGCTACATATCTTGCAGCATCCAATAAGTGGTCTAATCCTCCTTCGGGTGTATCTGTTACATATCCGTATTTATCAGTTGCATATTGATACGCATACATCTCATTAATTAGGTTTTGTGATTTCTTATGTATATGTATCTTATGGTTCTGTAGGACTGATATACCAAACTTAATTGAATCAGGTCCTTTCTTTACTGCTTTAGCATTGAATCCCATTCGATATAATTCTTCTATACTTCTCGGTTCCGATGAATCACACCATATCTCTTCTTGCTTTGTTATATCTAATCCTTTTAATCTATCTCCTATATCCTTTAGAACTAATCCCTTCTCATATAGTATCTCTTCTAAATAAAGATTATCACCATTCTTATACACTGCTACTACTGCAGTAGGGTCTTGTGAGTATCCCCAGTCTAATCCGAATCCAACAAACTCTGCTTCGTAATCATCTACTATCTCAAAGTTGTATATTGCTTTATCATTAGGAGCAAACTCACCCTTACCATATATCTTCCAATACTTTGGATTCTTTATTTCTAATTCTTCAATGCCCTTAACCAATTCCTTTGGTAGATACGGATTATCTTTGTAGGTAGTAACATACCTATCACAATCCTGCATCTGTCTTAACCAATGCATAGGTGATATAGTTGGATTGTAAGCAAGTATGATTTGACCTGTAGTACGGATTGATAACTGAAAGAAACTTTCCTCATCTAATTCCGATGCTTCATCCACAAATAGAATATCAGATTTTAATCCTCTTAACTTTTCAGGATCGTCTGAATTGATAAATTGAACTATACTATCACCCAACTTATAGGTTCTATCAGTAATGTTCCAATCATCATCTCTCCACACTCCTAATCCTTTCAGTATATCGGTGAAATCTTTGATTATGGTCCTCTTTAGTGATGGGATGGTTCTTCGTACCACCGTAATGGTTTGCGTTGATTCTAGCCCCCTTACAATGAGAAATTGGAGTATTCCGTACGACTTACCCGAACGTGTGCCACCTATGTGTTGACTCACTCTTTTAGTTGAATCTAATAAGTGCTCAAAAGTGATTGTAGTATTAATTTCCAGATTCACTACCTGTTTTGTTTATATTCACATTTATAGATTGTATCTTTTGTTCTATCTCCCCTTTCAGTTCCGTTCTACTCAATTTAGGAAGCATGTACTCCATCAACTTCAGAGAGAGTTCGATTGCTCTTTCAGGGTCGTTCTTTCGGATTTTTTCCAAATCTGATGATAGTGTGTTAAGTGTGTTATTAACTGCTCTCGCAATAGTTAACTTTGCTTCTTCAGTACTCCTATTCAATGCACCATGCGGTCTACCCTTACTTAACTTATGTCCTTTTTGAAATGGCATTTTTATTTATATTATTTAATTATATAACAGAGTGGGTATACTTTAGTAGTTGAGGGGGAAATCTATCTCATACATTTGTAGTATGTAATCTTCATCATCCATAATGTATATCCATGCAATGCATAATACTTCTGTATATTCGAATTCAATCCTATTCTCTTTTACATCTGTCCAATTCAATCTAATGGGAATTAGATTCTCATTATTTATCTTCATCCAAACCGAATCCCATTCTTTCCAGCTCATCCCAACTTAAATTGCGTGTATCACCCTTTTGTATCCATTTCTGCCTTTTAGATAATTTGGGTTCTTTTACGACATCTTTTTTAGGAAGAGTCTCCCCCAACCCCTCCCTTGTCAAATATCTCCATAGAGGTCCGTTACTCATTATCTCATCTAATTTCCTTTTTAGATAATCTCTGTATTCTTCTCTACTCATCAATAAAATCTCGTTCGTTAATTTACGATACTTTTTTGCTATTTCATCTTTACTGCCCTTCATCTCTTCAGGTCGCATTTCTTCATAAGGTATCCACTCACCACTTTCCATTCGTTCCTGCATCTTTTCCTTATTCTTAATCCTTGCTAATTCATTTATACACGCTCTACAACTATGGACTGGAGTTGTAGGTTTGTACTCTACACCACATATTTTACATATACGGCTTGGGGGTAATGGTTTTCTCATTTTAATGTAACTTAATTATTAGAAGAAAGAATAAGAATAGGATATAGAATATGAAAAGGGTAAAGAGAGTATAATCTTTTGAAGGTTTATTAGGTTTCATTATGGTACGAATGGATTATTTATTGTACTTTTCAAATGTGCTCTTATCTTTTTTATATTGATAAATGCTGTTGATTTAGATATTCCGATTTTATCTGCCAACTGTTGTAAGGTATCATCTGATGACCAGTATAACTCAAATAACATTGCAGGTGCGAAGTTCTTTGTTTTCTTTAATCTTTGTATCTCATCCATTACTGCCGTATGTGCATTCATCATTGCTATATCCTTATCAATATCATAAATCTCTTCCGGCTGATTGGTATAGAATTCATCAATGTAGGTAGTTCTATTTAACTTCTTTGTTTTGTTTATCCACCTATGTTTTAGGAAACTCATACAATACATAGTATTATATGAATCACCCCAAAACAATTTTGTATTTCGTTTCTTATGTAGATACTCATACAACTCCATTACTAAATCTTCACTCTCCTGCTTATTCTTTGTGATATTGTAACCTACCTTTACTAACCATGTATGGCTCTGCCGATATAATGTGTCTAATCTTTTAGCACATTGGATTTCAATACTACTAGAAATTTCATTTACCATTACTTACGCTTATTAACCCAATCAAATAAATAATTGATTGCTCTTTTCCAATGTCCTGCACTGCTTGGACAAGTGCAAGGTTGTGGTTCATTTTCATTTCTCAATCTATTAAACATACCCCAAACATAAGGAGCTTTGTTATCAGGAAGATAAGGACCTAGTGTGGTTATAAATTCTCTTAAATCAATAAATTCTTCCTGTGATAGTGGTTCGTATTTATCTACTTCCATATTCATAAGTTCTACAATTAGTTCTCTCTGTTTTTCTTTACTTATCATTTACCGATTTCAATTTTGGTAATTTCATCGATGATGCCTGCGGTTGTTGTGGTATTGGATTATTTGGAGTAATTCCATTTTCCAAATCTAATAGATGTTTAATCTTATCAAAGTGTGGATGTCCTCCACTAAATGATAAACCCATACAGGCAAAGATTAGCACTAACGATTCTACTGATTCAATTCTACTGAAGTCTACTAAATAAAGTTTGTTCTTATCTACTTCTCCATCTAATGTAATTGTTGTTTCTGACATTTTGTTTTTTATTTAATTGTTTATAATTTAATTCCTTCGTTACATCCGAAGAATTCGTTTAACCAAATCCTACGTTCCTCACAGCCGCAGTTTTCGTACCCAAGGTTGAACGCAATCCAACTGGCTATATCCTTACCCCATCCGAGTGTTAAAACATTGATAAGCCCATCTAAAATGTTTCCTACTTTAATAATACAAATCTTCTTCATATCCTTTATTATCTTAATGGCCATCTCCAGCCTTTTTTCTTTCCTCTAATTACTAAATAGGTACATCCTATTCCAAATGTAGTTAATAACCATACAGGTGAGTTGATTACAACACCTACTGAAACTATTACAACTACTGCTATAAAACTTAATCCTTGTTCCATTGTTTCCTTTCATTATTAGCTAATGATTGACGGATAAGTGCTGCTACAAATCCTCCTATCTGAAATCCATTATGTTTACAAAACTCTCTTAATCTTTGGTGTACATCTTCAGGCAATTGTACCATACCATATTTTTTATTTCCTTTCATAACTTTTTATTTTAATTGTAAGTGTTTAATATGCTTGCTTTTTCTTTGAATGATTTTATAAATACCTTTTCCAATTCTCTTAAATCTTTTCTACTGATACCTTCCAATTCAATTATAGTTTCAATCTTATGATTATCTACACCCCATTTGTCAAACGATTCATGTAGAAGGGGTAATCTATTTCTTCTATTTTGCTTTGCCAATCTGTAATGGATTTTGTGTTCTCCCCATCTTATCTTCAGATGTGTTAGTGTCATACCAATATAATACTCTCCATCAGGATTCTTAATGTAATATATTTTTCCACTTTTATCAGCAGCTCTATGCTTTCTGACAATTTCACATACTCTTTTAGCATTATCTTTTTGCCATTGAGTATGGTGTTTAGGATTTAGTGTGGTTCTGAATTTGTGATTATCCACTTTATTACATTCCTTACACTTTGGTTGAAGGGAATCCTTGCTCTTGCTACATTTAGAGAAGTCTGTGGTAGGTTTGGTAATGCTACATGAGTAGCAGTGTTTGAGTGGTGTCATTGTTTGCTTTTACTATAAATATCACTTATTTTAAAAAACGATAAATAATTCTTTAAATATACTAAATAATTTTTAGATTTACAAGTATCTGTAAATAAAAAGAACCAGGTCAATGACAACCTGGTTCTTTAGCATATATCTAAAAGTAGATGAGCACTGAATATAAAATAGCATAAACAATTCAGTATTGATTAAGCTCATCTGATTATATAACATACTACTTTTAGTTTGTCATTAATTAATACTTTGATGATTTAATAGAATTAATTAAATAACTATATTCTTCATCTGATATAGTATTAGTAATAATATCAGTATAAACATAACTAGTACTAGTACTGTTTATTTCTTCATTATTTATTTCTATATTATTTACTTCTTCAGTATTTATTTCTATAGTGTTTATTACATGGGGGTTATCCGTTTTCGGTTGGTCCGTTTTCGGTTTATCCGTTTTCGGACTGTCCGTTTTCGGAATATCCGTAAATGGACTGATTGTTAATCTAACATCGGATACAATATAATCAACTCTAACAAACTTACCTTTTTCATCTCTTACTTTCAGTTGTGTAACATAACCTCTTTCAACTAATTCATTAAAAGCAGTTATAGTACCATCTCTACCATCCTTACTGAATTGATGTAATGCAGTTTTAAGAACTACCCATTCATCAGGTAGAGAAATGATGCAAGCAAGTAATCCTTTTGCTTTCCAACTTAAACTTTTATCTCTCAACATATCGTTAGATAATTGAGTAAAGTTTTGAGAGTGTTTAACTCTGATAATTTTTGATGTGTTATTAAACTTCATAATATGTGCATAAAAAAACCCATCAAAACTGGCAGTGAGATTACCAGTTTATCAGGGTTTTAGTTTGGAATTGCTTCCGATTTCTTTTACACAATATCTCACATTGTGGTTTTTTCTGAATGATGTATGAATATACTATAAGTTTTTTAAATTACCAAGTTCTTCAGTAATTATTTTTCATAGTACACTCACTACTTCAATAAATATACAACCTCTTGTCCAAACGAAAAGAAAAACTACAATTATTTTGACAACTTGTGTCAAACTTTATAAAATATATTTTAGAAAACATTAGGAATTTTGCCGAATTCTTCGTATGTTTGTAGGGTAATGAGAGATGAACAACCCCTAACCCCTAAAATTATGACTGACAAAGAATTGCAAGACCTGTACGCATCCATCCAAAAAGGATACGATGAACTAATGGAACGAAACAGACAAACACTCGAGTGGATGAAGAGTGTTGGACTTACTAAATAAATTAAACCCTAAAACAAAAAAGTTATGAACGATACTCAAAAACAAATTATCAGACAATCATCTCTTAAATCCGCAGTAGAGTGGGTTAACGGACAGGATAGGAAGTATACCTTATCAGAACTGATTGGTATTACTATGGGTTTTGAATCATATTGCATTGATGGTTCATTTGAACTTCTACAGAGAGTAGATAAGAAATTAAGAAAAGAAACGAATAAATAATTAAACCCCTAAAACAAAATGCAAACACTTAACAACAAACAAACAAGAGCACTTGAAGATGGTTCAATGTTAATGAAATACTTTGATACAGAAGTTAAATTAGCATGTAGTGGAAATTATGACCGCTTGATTAAAAAACATTGGGCATTTACTTCTATGCCAGGTATTACTAAAACAACTAGGATTGTATCAATCTTAACTAAATCAGGTATAAATCATCATATGATTACTGGTAAAAAGTCTATGAGAGATTTTTTATATCAATTATGTTTTTTAGTAGACCAATATAAACCAAGTAAAGAAAATCCATTATTAATTTTTATTGATGATTGTGAGTTTTTATTTGCAGATAATGAAAATATGAATGTGTTTAAAGTAATGATTGGTACACAACAAACAGCAACATGGTCAAATAATGCAGCATTAGAGGGTATAAAAAAATTACCAGTTCCAATGCAAAAATCAATTCTTAAGCATAGATTAAAAAGTTCCGAGGGATTTGAATTTTCTACGAAGAATGTTCATTTTATTATTGCATCAAATATAAAATTCCCAACAGAAGATGAGGCAGCAAGAAAACAACAAACTAATCCAGGTCCAACCGCAGAACGATTAGTATCAAAAGCAGCAATTGGAGATAGAATGAATACCTACCACATTGATTTTAACTCTTGGGAAGAACAATGGGGATTTGTTGCAAACGAGATTTTAGAGAACCCAAATTTTGCTAATGGTGAATTTAAATTTAGTAAAGAAGAAAGAGAACAAATGATTAAATTTACTTGGGATAATTTTAGTGACCTTAAAAGTAAATCATTTAGATGTTATGAAGGTTTAGCTCAAGATATGTTGAGGTATCCTAATAATTATTTGGATAAATGGAATTCTTCTGCACACTTAAACATTTCATATAGAAAGTAATATGACAAAGAAAGAGATAGAACGGATTATAAAAGAAGCAGATGAGAAATTGGGTAATTATACGGATGCTCAATTAATGAGCCATCTAACTATTTCTAAAAATAGGAGACCTATGAATGAAGAAAGAAAGAAAATTGCTTCTGATAATGGTAAAGTACTTTATGAAAATAAAAAAGGTATATTTGCTCTATCAAAAGAAGAAAATTTAAAAAATTGTTTATTAGGTTCATTAGCTCAACCATTAGAAGCCAAATCTCGTGGTGGGAAAAATGCTGGTAAATTAAGAAAAGATAAAGGAAAACCAATTTTAATGATTGATAAAAATAGTAATGAAATTATAAAAGAATTTATTACAATAATTGCAGCTGCTACCTTTTTAAATAAAAGAGAAAATAAGATACACGATGTTTTAGGTAAAAGAAGAAAATCAGCTTATGGTTTTATTTGGAAATATAAAGATATAATATAATTTGTTTTTCTCATAACTAAAAAAGGTAGCTGTTTTACGGCTACCCTTTTTTTCATCTATCCCTGACCTCTATATTTCTTTGGTTTTTCCTCATACTTTGAGTATGATTTTTTAGCTACTCCTGTCTTTTTCTTTCCAAAGGATATTTTATTATTCCCTTTAGAGTCCTTTGTTTTTGCCATTTTCCATTAAGTATTTTATCTCTACTCTTAAAGTTGATACTTCTTCTACTAACTTTAGTATTTGTTCTCTCATAATTTCTTTCTCTTCAGAACTCTTTTGTAATAATGCTTCTAATTTAGCAATTCTAGTTCTGCAATCATTACGCATGAAGTTTTCTGATTCCTCTCTTTTCTGTGCTCTTTTCTCATAGTATCTCCAAGCACCTGTGCCTGTTAATACGGTTAGAGCAGTGATTATTACTGAATAGATATTTTCCATATTATTCTACAATTGGTCCTCCATCTACATGAGCAAAACAACTACGATTAGCATTGCATTTAAATTTGTATATTTCACAATATCCTAAATCACCTGCTTCAATTACATCCCATGCATTAGAGGTTGGTTCTCCACCACTAATACCTTCTGCAATACAATCTAATACTCTTTTAGTTATATTAAATGCTGCACAATTTCCACAAATCTCACCTTTAGCTTCTTCAACAGGTACATCCCATTTTTCTGCAATTTTATCCCAATAATCACCTGGATTCTTTATATCTAACGGACCGTACATTGCATTATCAATTGCGTATTGACGGTTTTCTAAATTTAAATTGATATTCTGCGTAGCAGGAGGACAACCTAATGTTTGAAATTTGATGATATTTTTATATACTTTGTTTTCCATATTATTCTTCTTCAATAGGTCCTCGACAATCTGGCACCTCTACTCCATCAACTATCTTTGTACCAATTTGAATATAATTTTCCCAGCACGGTTCTTCGAACTCATAAGAACCATCAGGTAGAATCTCTCCTAAATTAAGATTGATTCCTCTGAAATCTGTATCGTAAGCTACTTTAGCCATTACTTTAGATGTAGTATCTTTTATCTTACTCATCTTATCTTTTCTCCAATAGGAGTAACAAATAGCTGCTGAAACATCTTGCTCTTTACCTGATGCTACTTCTTCACCTATACAACGAGATATGAACTCTTCTTCTTTTTCTCCTGGTCTTATATTGATTGGCATATCTTATTTATTTTGATGGTGTTGTATCGTAAATACAATTGTATTGTGATTGTAATGCAGTACTACCTTGTGTTAATCCAAATCCTCTAATAATACCTTCACCAGTTATTGTTAAAGTATATCCTAAATTCGGAGGTCCATCTGTCCAAGATGGTGGATTTGTTGCTATATTACTACCACTTACATATAATGATACTTCTCTTGAACTAATTTGAAATGTACCTAATCCAAACCCAACTAATGAATTTTTAGTAGTTGCTGCACCTAAACCATAGTTAAATAGACTTAAACTACCTGTATTTAAGTATCTAACATTCATTGACCACGGATGGTCAGAATCATCTTTACCAACTCCACTTAATGTAAATGAACCTGTTACTATTGATGTATATACCTGTGAGTATGAACCACTACCAATATCCAATATCATAGAACCACTAAATTGGATTGCATTAAATCTACAATCACCACTTACTACATTTGTTTTAGTAGCAGTTGATGCTCCAACTAATGTTGCGTATGGGTATTGAGATGATGTATCTGCAACGCCATATTGGTTTGCGTGATACCATCTACCTGTTGTTTGGTCATACGAATTTACAGTATATCCTAAATCCGCATAGTTAGATGCAGTACAACTATTCTCTGGTCTATGTGAAATAGATGCAGTTACATCGTAGAATAGATGTGGAGTTACTTTCCAACTATCTAAAAATATACTACCTGATTGTAAACAAGATGATGTAGTAAACGATTCACCACTACCTGTTACAGTTAAACTCATTGAAGTCGAACCTGTTAAAGGAAATTCAGTTGCAAACAAACTTGCAGTCATAAAAGATGCAGAAGGTATTTCCCAAAATGTTCCACTAACAGATGAAGATGCATTTACTAATGTAGTTGCATTTTGATTTAATCTAAATACACCATTTGCTCCACCTTGCTCTGTAAACTTATAATTTACAATACCATAAGGTACAAAAAATATCTCATTTGAATAATCAGATTGTTGCGGGTCAAATGGTTGGTCAACTGCAGAGCAAGATGTAAATAATCTATAATATGCTGATTGAGAAGGTTGTGGTACTAAATTAGTAGGAGAACAGTTTCCAGGATTAATAGTAGTCCATGTGGAACCACTATTTTGTGAAACCTGTATATACCCACCAATGCAACTTTTACAATTAACTAAATAAGTTCCAAATGTACCATCAATAGTTAATTGAGTTAAAGATGCAGTAGTTACACTATTCAAAGTAGGAGTACAACATAGATTTGTAACACCTCTTTGAATATCTTTACCCAAACTTTGTTGCTGATTAGTATTTCTTAAATACAACATATTTTTTTATTTTATTTTAATGCTATAATAGCACCTGCAGTTGTTGATGAAGATACGGCAGTGAATATACCAGGAATAAATCCTGATGCTGATACAAATGTTAATACAGAACCATCTACGGTTTGTGCAATTAAATTACCTGTTTGTCCGATGTATAAACCACCAGCTACAAATGGTAATGCTCCAATTGGGTCAGAACCTGTAACAGCTAATCCACCTGCGAATTGTCCATTTTCAATGTATCCTTTTTGATTTGAAATTGCGCTCATAATATATTTTTGTTAAATTGTTTATTTTACTCTAAATGTTTGTCCGTTAAATCTACATTTTGAAACGGTGTTATAATCTATTGTTCTCCAGCTTCCATCTGCTAAATCTAAACATTGTAGATTTACCATACCATTTGCTGCTTTAGTAGCACTACCACCTGCAGAACCACCAACGTATGCTGCAGAATCCCAATACGCAAAGTAATATCTATTATTACCTTCTTCAGTAGTCCATCCTATACGGATTGGATTACTTATTGTAGATTCCTTTAACATAAGTGAGAAAGTTCTGAAAGAAATTTCACTTAAAGCAAAGTTAACTAACTTATTGTATACTGCGTTATTATTCATTTTAGTTTATTAATGCTGGTGCAATACTTCCACTTGCTACTTCACCTGGATAAGATGATGTTACTGATGGTTGTGATTCCAATTCTAATTCACCTAATTCTATCAATTTGTTTCTACTATATCCCAATGCTGCTTTTCCACCCCATAGTAGATATGAAATATACCCGCAATCAGAAGTTGATTCAGCATTATCATAATAGGTTTCAGCTCTACTCAAATAGGAATACATGCGTTTGATGGTTTCAACTGAAATGGGCTCACCGTTTGCGAGCTGCTGTGCTCTTATTTTACCTGTTTGGGTTGCACACTTATTACCATTCTTATCATTTAATTCTATTCCTCTTTTAGCATTATTAGAGATTCCACTACCATAATCAGAGTAAGATTCGAACTCTATTCTTTCTTTTGATTTGAACCTCTTATCCTTGCGTATGAGAGCTTTAATCTGTCCAAGTAGTATAGTTGCTTCATTTTCATCTAACTCCTCTACAGGCCTATCTAAAATCGTTGTAGAAGCATTTATCAATTTATGTTCAAATGTACCTTCAATTGATATTCCTTTTACAGCACCTGTTTTAACATAATCTTTCCAAATCTCTTCATTTGAAATCTTAAATACACCAACCCAAGTTCCTTCAGGTAAATTCAAACCATAGTTATTTGATTTATCTAACTTACCATCCTTTATCCATGACTCAACTAAATTAACACCTGTAATTGTTTTTTCATGTTCCAAAGTTGCTTTATCAGTATATTTTTTCATCAAATAGTTTTGTGCCAACTTCTTAACAGTTTCCTTTGTAAAGAATACATGATAAGGTTGTCCTTCACCATCAACTCTTAATATCTTTTTATCAGGTATAAGGATTGGACCTAATACCATTCTTTGTTCCGTATCTACTTTCGCAAACTGAACTACTTCTTTGTCAAAATAAACAAAATCAGATTCGATAGCAGGAGATTCCACAAATGATAGTGCAAACACCTCATCTATTTCTTCATCCTCTACTTTAAGTTCGTATAATTTCATAAGTTAATAACATTCAAAATTTGAAAAATCATCACCCACCCGTAAATGTGGCTGCTCTACTCGTTCTTCTATCCAACGCTTGTTGTGATGAAACATCACCACTAACTACATAAGCACGAACTGGCTTTTGTGATGCACCCAATGTTTCACCTATTTGTTGTGTAGGATTCATACCACCAGTAGTTTGTATTTGAGGTGCTGCTGCTCCTGCAACTCTTGGTGCAGATATTTGAGCACCTCCACTTCCAGCACTACCTGCATTTGATGCTGGAGCTCCTGGTTGTGAATTTATCTGTTGTACGGATTTAGCTGCTGCTGCAATTGTAGATGCAATACTTAATCCTGCTGATATAGTATTTATTGCAACAAATGGCATACCTCCAACTAATGGAAGTGCTGCTACTGCTTTCGCATTTGCTATTGCAGTGTTTGCAATGATTTGTCCGATTGCAGCTGCCTGTTGAATAATGATACCACTAATTGCAAGTGCTTTATTCTTACCTGCTATCTGTCCTAATAAACTACCGAATTGTTCAAACAAACCTAAATAAGCAAGATTGATTTCCTGTTTAGCCATCATTGCAGATTTTTCAGTTGCAATCTCTTCATCGGTTATACCTTTTCTTGCATCTGCATACTTCTTACGGATTTCTGTTTTTTGGAATTCAGTAAGTTCGGTATTTTGTAATTCGATTCGTTCTTGCTCTGCAAGTATAGTTCTTTGTTCTGCTAATCTTTCTAAATCCTGCTGAAAATCTAAATCAGATAATTGGTTCTGTCTATCCAAATCTTCTAATTTGGTTTGTAAACCTGTTAATAGAATACCTCTTTCATCTTCTTGAGATTTAAGTAGGATTTGTTTATCTTTTTCAGCTTTCTCTTCCTTCTTTTTAGTATCCTCTTCATCGTATTTTGTTTTAATTTCATCTAATGCAATACGATATTGTTCTTCGATTGATTTGAAATCAGTTCTACCTGCTGCTTCTAAAACCTGTCTTCTTTCAGCAAGTTTTAATCCTGCTTCTAATTCTAATCTTTCTCTTTCTGTAAGTGTAGCTTTGAATGCTTCTAACTCAACTGCATCAGCTGCTTTTGCTTTCGCTAATCTATCCTCTCTTTGTTTTTCAGCATCTGCATCTCTCTTTCTAGCTGCTTCTTCAGCTGCTTTTGTAGCATTTTCAAAATTAGGTGGTGTTTCTAATCCCTTCTTTAATTTCTTATCATTCTCAATTGCTTGTTGAGTTAGTTTATCACCTTCTTTAGCAAATACATCTATATTTTTCTTTGTTTCTGCTAAATTTTGAACATAACTTTCGGTTTGCCTATTATAAAATAGTAATGCTTGTCCTCCTGATTGGATATAATCACCTATCGTTTGCCAAGTAGTAGGTTCTAAATCTTCACCACTTACTGCTTTTGCTGCAGCTTCTGCAGATTTTGCATAGAATACATTTGCTTGAGTTCGTAGTTTAATACCTTCTACAACTACGGCAGTATTCTCTGCTAACAATTGTTCTGCCTGTTCTAATGAACCTGCAAATCCAACGGTTTTACCTAATGTATCGTTATATAATTTAAGAGCATCCTTTTTAGAAATAGTTCCTGCTCTGGCTGCTTCAAATGAGTTTTCAACCTCAATCAATTTTTTATTGAAATCAGTTAATCCTTCTGTTACTTTAGATTGTGCTTCTTCGTATGTTTTAGATTCAGCAGTTGCACCTGTAATTGCATCTTTTACTTTATCCCAATTGGCAATCAACAAACCTAATGCAACTACTAATGCACCGATACCTGTCGCAGTTAGTGCAGCTGCAAATGCTTTAGCACCTGCTGCTGCGGCAGTTTCACCTATACCAACTGCAACAAATGATTTGGCTAAAGCAGCATTAAGAACGGTATATACTTTTGTAATACCAGTTAAATCAAAGAATCCCTTTGCAATATCAGTTATATCAGAACCTAATTCAACAAAAGATGCCTGAATGTTGGTAAATTGAACTGCAGAAAATTGTTTTAAGGTTTGTAAAGTTCCACCTAATTGTCCACCAATAGCACCAATAGGACCTGGTAATCCACCTAATACATCAGCAAAGTTACCAGCACCTGCTCTTGCAGCAACTAATGAATCCTGAACATCATCAATCTGTCTTTGTAATGCTATGAATTCTTGAGAACCAGCTGCAGTTTCTTTTAATTGTTTTTTAAGAGCACGAAGAGCTGCTAATGATGGTTCTACATCAGTTTCAACATCAACTTTTACTTTTACTGTTTTATCTGCCATCGATTGGTTATTAGTTTATTCAATATAATTTTCCAAGTAATTACCTCCCTTTTGGATTTTCTATGTCTCTTTATTTTGTATAAAGAATCTTTCCAACCATTTGGTAATTCATACTTACCTTTAGCTATTTCTATATTTTTACTTACACCATAAAATTCATTAGCGTTAAGTAAATCTAATATATTCTGTATCATAAAATTATAACAATTTAATCCTTTTCTATAATTGATAACAATTCTTCAAATGAAGAAAGCTCCAAATCTTTATTATAATCTGTTACAAAGGAATATATTATTCCAGCATTTTGTAAAGCAGTTTCATTAAATTCCTCTAAATGATATTCTTTTTCGTTATGTATTACTTCTATGAATGGCATATTATTTATTATTAAAATCTTCTAGCAAATATATCGTAGTTTTGTTTAATCTCATCAGCTGTAAGAACTCTATCATATTGTAGATAGGCCATCACTTCTCCGTTTAGATATCCATTATTAGGAACATCTCTACAAATATAAGATGTAATAGTTGCTGAATTTCCTCTAGTAATTGAGTTAGTTGCGGTTGCTGCAGACCCACTATTTAGATACATCTTATGTTCATTTGTTCCATTTGATGAATATGCGTATGAGTTAAATACTGCGATATTAGATGGATATACATAGTTAGCAGCTGGTACAATTGTACTAGCACCATTCCAAAGAATAGCAAGAACCAATGTATCATTTGAATTATTATTTGTTAAAATAAATCCATTATTACCTCTGATATTAGGGAATCCATTATATACACTAGCGTTAGTACCCCACGATGTAGATGAACCATTGTGTTTAACAATTGCCATAGTAGTGAAAGATGCACTTAACGCAGTATCAAATTGCATATATTCCTGCGATGCACTTGCGAATGACATTACACCACCATTTGTTGTTAAATATGTTGGAGTATTTACTAATGTAGCATTCATTGCTGAACCTCCACTACCCAAGTTAGTTACAGTTGTGCCTGTTCCTGAATATGATGAAGGATTACCAAAATCAAATATCACTTTAGCTCCTGAAGCATAATTTATGTTATAATTTGAACTTCCAGTAATATAGTAAGTATTACCAACAGATGCGGTAAATGATGCACTTATTGTGGTATTTGTAGAACCTGATACTGCTATTGTTGTACCATCATTTACGTTGATACTCATTGTTGTTCCTAATATATAACTTGCACTTACTGGTCCAAGTTCTACTCTTATAATTTTACCTCCTGATGAAGTTGCATTACCTGATGCGCTAGATGTAAGAGTTGTAAGAATTGAACTACTTTCATATATCGTAAATGAAGCTGTTGTATTAGCTCCCTCATTAAATGACCAGCTTATTTGTGCAGGAGGTGGAGCATTATATCTAATACTTCCTGTAATGTTATATGTTTGTCCTGTATTTACTATAAACGATGAAGAAATAGTAGTATTAGTAGAACTACTAACTGATAATGTTGTACCACCATTTACATTCAAACTCATAGTTACACTACCCGATGATGGGAAGTTTACAGGAGCTAATGATGCAACTATAGTATTAGATGCATCTATTTGAGAACTACCACTACCATTTGCCGTTAATGTTGCAATAGGAGTTCCGTTATTAGTTACAGTAAAAGTTCCATCTTGTGAAATTTCAGAATAAGACCAACTTACAAATCCAGGTGGAGGTGGAGGTGGAGGTGGACCACTTAATGTATCCGAAATAATTGGACCTAATAATTGTAGGTTGCAAGTTCCATCCTTTAGAGAGTAATCGTTAATAGCACGAAGATGATAATAGTTACCTCTAAAGTTTACTACATCATTTAATTCCATTTTAACATAATCTGCTAAAGGAATGATTGCTGAACAATTCAACAAACGAGTTTTTGGATTATACAGAAGTGAAATGTAATCTTCCCAGTATTCAGTATAAAGTGAAGCAGTTGGTGCTGTACCATAAGATGGTGCTTCGTTATTAAACAAAAGAGTTCTACTAGTTTCAGTAGGGAATGAACCACTTACAACATTGTAATTATCAAAATATGGAAATGCATTCTGTGCAATTGAAATACCGTATTGATTTATGGAACCACTTTCAATATAATAAGTTTCACAATCTACTAATCCATTATAGAAAAACAAACGAGGTAATACCCGACTAGGATTGTAATTCTGGTCTGATATATAAGTTGGAATGTATATAGGAATTATTTGTGACATATTATGAAGAACATGAAGTTATATAAGTAAATGGTTGACCTGTTATTGTACCAATCTTAATACATCCTGCTCCATAGTATGTATCACCATAATTTAAGAAATAGGAACCAAACGTACCATCACATTTAGTCCAATATGCCCATCCACTATAAGGAGCAGGTCCAATTGCGTAAATTGCGCAAGTTGCTGGTGGTGGGTTCAAACCTCCAACAGAACCTGATAAACCAGTTCCTGGAATACGGACTAACGGAGTTGATGCAAATGTTGTTTTAACATCAAACTTACCTTGTGAGAAGAAGTTTGTATTATCAGTATAATAAATTTTACTATATTCTCTATTTGCTGCTTTTGAGAATTGTTGTGAAAGGTAATCCTGGTCTAATGTATCTCCAAAATTTAATTGATTTACTGCAAGGTTGTTTGCTGGAATTACTTCAATCTTCTCATCTAAATTGATGTATTTATTGAAATCCCATCTTCTTCCTGTGTAATACCAATTGTTAAATGATTCTATAATAAATTCATTTGATTTAGTTTTATTTGGATATATTACTAAATTGAATTTCTTTTGTAATCCTATTATAAAATCTATTTGCTTTATACCATTTGTTCCAAACGGCATATTAGATGGTATATCCATTACCAATCCATCAGCTGCCTGATTTACTTGTGTAATTTCTAAATAGGATTTAGTTGTTGCACCTGGATCCATAGTCACCGTAGGTAAAGTACCTGTTGGTGAATTTGGTGACTGCATTATTTGAAAATAGTAATCACCAGCAGGGATATTATACAACTTAAATTGTGTTTGTAATTCGTATGTAGTATTTATACCACCACTTCTACTTTGTTGTAATTGGTCAAAGAAAAGATTATAAGATTGTAAAGCAGTTAAACCATAAGCAACTGAAGTAGCTGTATTTAACATTCTTATTTGCCATCTACCATTATTTGAAAATGTGCCTGGCATATTATTGACAGAACAACTTACATTTATATTAAGATTTAGAATACCTTCTATGTTTGTTATAGTATCTACTGTATATCTATTGTTATTATAAAACCCTTGTGGGTCTGATAATACGTTACTCCACGGAAGTGTAGTAAAACTACCAGAGGTTAATACAACATCTGTCATATTACTACCTGAAATAGCACCTACCTTTATCTTACCGTATGTTTCTAAATCAATACCTTCAAATTCAGGATATTTTAGAGAATTATTACAAACCATATACACATCATCAAACCATGGTTCATTTAAGAAAGATGAAGTGTATGTATATCCTGCTTCAGCAAAGATTGCATCTAATACTTTTTTAGCTCTGATTGAAGGTTTGAAGTTTTGTACGGTCAGTGCACCATCTGTATCATTTATTCCAAATGTTTGTAAACTACCTTGTGCAAATTGATACCCTTTACCATAATCTGCTAAAGGATATACTATATCACCATTAAAGAGATTACCTCCCCAACTTGCTGATATATTATCATAAGATGCAGTATGGTTATATTGTGCAAGAGAAACTAAATCAGTTAGATAGTTTCTGTTTATATCTCTACCAAATGATGATAGAGTTCCATATATAGTTACTTCGTATGATTCAATAAATTTATTTGCAATAAGATTTACTTTATTTAATTGCAAATAACCATTAGAAAGATATACAGAATCAAAATCAAAGTATGCAGGAACCTTTATATTTGTGTTAAATAAGAAAGGTGAATCTATACTAATATCGTAAACGTGTTCAAAAAAGGCATTATTTACCTTTGTACCAGGCAGAGTAATCTGTCTCGTAAAATCAGAGGGTAGAACACCAATATCAAATAGACCTGTTACATTGTTTGATAATAGAATATCTTCATCATCAAATGTATCTAATTGTGTACCGTTTGCTACTAACCGAAAAGTAAATGCCTGTGTACTGATTATACTCATTACATTATTAGTTTATAAGGTTGTCCAAGTTGGAAATCAAATTGATATTGAATTAACTTATCTACTACACCTGTTTTGAATAATATATTTTGAGTTACAATAGTTAATGGTTTAAGTGCTCCACTCACTTCATCAGTAATCCAATATATTTCATCAGATACTAATAATTGTTTTAGAATATCGTTATAATCTTCTGATAACCAATTTGTATTTACACTCAACATCTGTTTAGAATCTACAATATATGCTTGCGTTGCTGTATCGTAGTTATTATATGAGAATGTGGAACTTTCCCATGAGCCTAATTGAGGTTGATAAGTTTTTCTTTCAGTTCCAAATGATTGTCTACTAACCATATTAAAGTTAATCCAATCGAATTGTCCAAAACGGTTCTTAAATTTAACTCTTACATTAGGGTATTTTTCATTACATACTATGTTGTATTTTATTGAAGTACCTAATGGGGTTGAACCTGAATATGCTTGTATGGTATAGTATTCTAATCCACTACCTGTTATAGGGAATGCACTCTCTGCAGGTGCAATTGGATATTGATAAATCTGACCCGTAGAAGCAGTAGAAGAACTTACAAAATAGTCCGCATTTCCTATGTTCGATGTAT